GATTGGAAGTCGTAGCAGTTGCATTTGCTGCAATAGCAATATGAGACGCTTCAATTTTGATTCCTTCTTTTCCTATATCACCATCTTTCATATGAATAGTCAGATATTATAATAAAAGGAACTCTCGTTTGTAGTCATAGATTTATTTTCAGTAATAGGATGATTAATAGATAAGAGAAGAAGGGATTCTATAAAGCAACAAAAAATACAACATGCGATAATGTAATTATTTTACCAAACATTGAAAAAAGATCTTATCAATGTTACACATTATATACATCGAAAACAAGCTTAACAAGAAATATATTATAATCCCCAAAGAATGTACATTGCTTTAAACATTCAAATACCTTTACAATTTGAAAGAATTTGTAGTTCTACAAAGTAGCTTCACTTTATGTTTGTTTTTAAAGGAAATTCACAATTATACATACACAATATTGTGTATGTATAATTGAAAATTCATCTCCTGATTCATCATGCTTCATAATCACTTGTGTATCTTTAAGGTGTATAAAAGTTTCTTCAATAATAAGATTATAAGCCAAAATAGACACTACACTCATAAAGCAAACACTAAAAAAAACTGTACATCTGATTAAATTTTTCTTATTTATATATTTCCTCCCAAATTCTTGACTTTAACCACAAAATATTTAGATTATTTCTGAATAATAAAAGTTGACTATGAGATAAATTTAATATTTCAAACAATAGCTTATTATATATTTATTGTTAAGTCATTCCATACATATATAAATTATAGCTTTAAAAAAAATAAAAAGTTACTCCAATATATTGCTCGACAAAATTTAACATTTAGAAATATAATAAATCTGTTTATAGAATAGTTAAAACAATCATCATTAACACCACTAAAATTCTATTTTGTCAAAATAAAAAGCTCTAAAGAAATATCTTTAAAGCTCATTTATATCTTGGTGCCTTTATGGCTAATTAACTCGAACTGAACAGATTAAATATATAATAATTATGGTAATACACGTTGAAAGACTTTGGCAATTATCATTATTTAATTTGTTTTAACTACATATACAGTATACAAAATATTTCAACATTTGTCTAGTCGAGTTTGACTTTATTTTGAAGTTATTTATGAATATATTCTACTTTAACAACTATCTTTGAATGAACATCCACAATAATTCTAGCAATATGATTATTAACAAAACTACATCTCTCTAAGTCTGTCATTTGTTCCCATCTTATAAAGTCTATAAGTTTATCAGTTTTTATCTTCGCCCTTTGTTCTTTCTTATCATACTCTAATCTATAAAGTGATGTTAAATAAACATTTAGATCCATTTTATTATTTATATACTTATTATGTATATCTTGAATTTTTCTATTGATGCTATGATACTTCCTAAGTGCCTTATTTGTATTATTCTTTATCTCTTTAAGGCTAACCTCTGAAGATATAGCATATAAACTTTGTTCAATAATATAATCCTGGTTAATTCTCATTTTGCACTTTGGGCATACATAATAAAAATATTGCTTATTTCCTTTTTTTGTACTACTCAAATCAAGTATTTCACCACATACACATTTGATTTTATTTCTAAAATAGTACCTACTATCATAATTATCTGCTCTATGCCTTTTTGAAATCATTTTTTGTATTTCTTCAGCATCTTCTTCATTATAAATTTTAGGACATATATTTGTATAAGTTTTTCCTTTGTAATGGAACAAACCATAATACCATTCTCTCTTTAGCATTTTTCTTATTTGTAATGATGACATCGTAATATCATATTCTTTTAATAAATACCTTTCAACTTCTTTTATTGTCATTCCACTTTTTATTTGAACTACAATGTCATACAATATTTTCTTTTCTTCTTCATTTACACTTAATATGAGATCTTCATTTTTATTATAACCAAATGGTTTAGAAGCAAATGGCCACTTTCCTTGTCGGACCATTTCTTCTAAACCATCATTAGTTCTTTCTATAATTGTCTCACGTTCCCACTGTGCAATAATCGCTAATATTCCAACAAACAAACGTCCATTAGCTGAATTGATATCTATGTTATCCATAACTGCAACTAAATTACATTTATGATCAATCAGCATTTCAATCATATTATATATATCAATGACTGATCTACTTAACCGATCCAGTTTATAAATATAAATTGCATCTACTTTATCTTCTTTAACATCTTTAATTAATCTCTTTACTTCAGGTCGATTAAGATTTTTAGCACTTATCCCCTCATCAATATAATAATTAACTTCCTCAACTTCGACATCAAACAATGATAGATAAGCATCTATTTTACTTTTTTGAGCATCTATCCCATATCCATACAATGCTTGCTCTCGACTTGATACTCTACAATAAACTGCTATTCTTAATTTTTTACTACAATCATCTAATCCTATATTGTTACTTATTTTCCTCATTTTTCCTCCTACCGATAATTGCCTCTAACATTATAGGAAAATATTAGAATGTCTGTAGGAGTTATTTCAGAAAATAAAAAAATGCCTCAAGTATACACTTGAGACACCTTTCATCTTTCAACAAACATATAATATCATAACTTCATTAATAAAGCAAGTTTTAACAAGACAATAACCTCTGCAATGTTATTTCATAATAATCTGAATTTTTTTCAATACCAATATAGTTACGTTCCAATTCTTTTGATGCAACTGCAGTAGTACCAGATCCAAGAAAACAATCAAATACCACATCATCAGGAGCACTTGAATTTTGGATCAGTGTTTTAATGATATCTATTGGTTTAATAGTAGGATGCCCATACAATTTCTTATCTTTCACATTTGTGGGAGTGATCCAGTACGTTTTACCAGTCTGATATGTTGTATGAAGTGAAATACCCTTTCTAAAATATAAGCAGTATTCTTTATCATTCATATAATTCCTACCACAAGTAGGTATTGGGTTAGTTTTAATCCATGTAAGTATTTCAAAAGAACATTTATGAATACCTACAAAATAGTTTAAGTATGGTAAAATTTGTTTCTTATTACACCATATGTATATATTTGGTTTTTTCATAATTCTCATGAATTCATCAAGAATATCTAACTTAATACCATTTGCAACATCCGAATTTTGTAATTCATTAGTTAGTTTTAACATCTGTTTTGAAATTCTGCCATTACCACTACTACCTTTACTAATTAAATATGGTGGATCAGTAACAATAAGATCAATTGAGTTGGAATCAATTTTTTTAATAATTTCATAGGCATCACCTAAGATTATTGAATTTAATTTAACTTCTTTAATCACCCTCTTATATTTTTTATTTTGAATAGCTATCTGTAAGATATTATATCAAACATAAATTTAAATATAAGACTTGATTTTAAGAAAAATAATGAAATTTCATTTTTAATCCATACTAAATTGCTCTCTCCATTTCTTTTAATAACGGTCATGCTATATAAAGATTTATAGATAATGTACCAGTGACTGGTACATTATCTCAGACTGTTGACAAACAAACTGTTTGTTGATGGTCTTTTTTCATACTTTCATGTTTTTCGGTTGTTTTTTCTTCCATATTAAAAAAATCGGACTTTCCTGTCCTTATATCTGACCTATTATTCTCTTTGCTTCATCTTTTTGATGTTCAAAACTCTTTTTTTGGGCGTACTTCTCCTTCAGCTTTTTATAATATATGCATAACTTTTTCATATTCATTCCTGTAAATGTTAGGAGTGTTTGATCATATACTCTTTCGTGTCCTCTATATAATGTATAATCTAATCCATGTCTTCTTTTTCCATCTCCAAACTCCCTCTCTATTGTTTGCTTTCTTTGATCATATATTCTTTTTCCTTCTTGACTCTTTTGTAGCTTTATGCTTTCTTCTAAATCTTCTTGCCATACATGTCTTTCTATCACTTTTGTACAATTCCTTGATTGTGTGCATTTTTTCAGATGTGGACAACTTTTACACTGTTTTCCATTTGATTTGTACTGCTTCTTTCCATCTTTATTTGTTGTACTATATCTTAGTATGCATCCCAATGGACAGACATATATATCTTCTTCTCGATCATATTCATATTGCCATTTCTTATAATATCCTTTCCCTTTTGATGCAACCCTTTTCCTCGGAACAATGATTTCTTTTCCTTCACTATGTACACTATGACATATTGGTGCAGTTGAATATCCTGCATCCAATACCATTGTCTCTATTTGTTCTCTATATGCATAATCAAGATAACTTTTTAAATGATAAAACGCTACACTATCATGAACGTTCCCTGAGTCTATGCTCATCCCTAATATATAGCCATGTCTATCACATCCTACATTCACATTATAGGCAAAACATTTCTCTTTTTCTCCTTTATGAAAATATCCACAATCAGGATCACTTGTGCTTACCTTGATTTCCTTTGTGTCGTGTGTTTCTTTTTTTTTACGTTTTATTTCCTTCTTATGATGCTCCGCTCTATCTCTATCTATTTCTTCATCCA